TCATCAACGGCTCAGGAGGATAATTCTTGCCACCCGGCACCTCGCTATCAGGGTACATCACAGCGTTGATCGTATTGGCTGAGATGTCAACATGCAAGACACGTAGCCAGGAGGTATAATACTTGCCGCCACCTGATGTAAGGTCATTGACAACACCATATACAACATCGTTTTCTGCCAGTGCAGTAAAGTCGTTATCCCACCGCTTCTTCATCTTCAGGCTGTATGTGCCGTCTTCAAGCTGCGATACACTTTCGATGGTACCGGACTCGGAGAATGAATAGTCGCTCTCCATGGCGGAGAGACGGTTGAAGATAAGCTCAAGGACGGTAAGGCTGTCGCGGACCTCGAGGCGGGACAGCTGCATACGGCCGTCAGGGAATATTCCGGCACCCTTGCCCGCGACCATAGAGTCGATAAACTCGCCGAACTTCAACAGAAAATTTGTGCCGTCAGACTGGTCTTTGCGAAGGAACACCTTTGATAATTCTTCGATGCTCATTCCTTGTTGAATGAGTTCAAGAATGCCAATAAATGTCCGTCCAACCCTCTCTGCGGTATTCTCTCCCTCAGAAGAGGCGTTCCTTATCTGTAGAGCAAGTTTCCTTAATATGTCAAGTGTATCAGGCATTATTCACCAAGTACTCTAAAAGTTACACGATTAGCATTAATCCCTCCATTTCCCCTATACAGCGGAAAGTCTTTTTTGTTATCATTCAAATACCGAACACATTCTTTCATATACCTATCAGCAACAGAGAAAGCATCATTATAAGCCATAAGTTTCTCCTTAAAATCAGAACGCGACGAATACTCGTTATCTTTATTGACAAATCCAAAACGGGTGACATTTCCATCTCCATTTTTCACGATACGAGCATAGGTATAATATGCTAATGTCGTTTTCAGCCCTACAAAGGAACGTTTGCCTCCACATTCTATGGTATAAGAACTACCATTAAGCAACTCACTATAATTTTCCGGATGTTCTTTCACATCTAAGAATAAAGCATCACCCAAAGCTGACTTCAAATCAATGTTCTCCGACTCCCGAATATATGCCTCTATCTTTTCCGTATCGATGTGTATTGACATCGTACGAGCCAACTTATAGACCTCATCTGTTGTTATTAGACATCGCAGCATTTCTTATATATTTAAGAGGTTGTACACTAAAGTCATTGGAAGGATTGAGAGGTTCATACCAATGCGCAAAAATTTTCTGAAAAGCCCGTTCAATCATGCGTTGTTGCTTTGACACAATAGAGTTATAGTATTCAAAAGCATCTTCCAATATATCCCCAGAAAAACCAACCTTACCAATCCGGATACAATACCAAGGCTCCTGCCCGAAAGCCGAATAAATACGTTCAACCACACTGGCATCAGTAACGGTAAACTCCTTATCATAATTTTTAGGACTAATATCCACAAACTCCGGTTTTTCTTCATCAGATTCCAAGGTTACCTCTAAGACCTTTGTCGCATTGGTGTCTCCTTGTAATTGCACGATAGTATCAGAAAAACCAGTATCTTCATTAGTCCTATCCTCTTTTATAGGATTTCCGTTTTCATCAAAACGTACCGAAGAAGCACCTTTCTTTGTAATTATCATCCCGGAAGGCATGAAGTTACAACGCACATTACGATACTTCACATTGGCTAATCCCTCATCCGTACTCATTTCCGTAATCACACGGTCAGCTCTTCCGATAGGATACACGAATTTCCCTGTGTTGCTAATCCATAGTATCTGCCCCTTATAGTTTTCAATCCCTCCGGCAGCCCGAATTTGCGCATAGACCACCTCCTTACGTGGATTAAATACATCTATAAACTCCACATTTTCTGGTATTACCTTTATGGCTTTTCCCTGACGGGTTTTCTTTCCTGTCCAATCCGGATGAACTGCGATTTTTGCGATATATCCGGATTCATCCTCCTCCAACAAACGGCAATTTTCAAAGGGGATGTGCTGTACTTCCACTATATCTGCGAACATATTATAATTAACATGTATCGCCATCCCATCGTAATCAGCAACATCCTTGCAGACGAAAGCATGGATGTCATCTGCCGTATCTCCACGGCGGTTAACCACATATTCAGAAAAAGCAACCTCACGAAACCCATTTCCCTCTATGAAATTGGCATAACGTTCTGCACATTCGCTACCCGTTGAACTCGCAGCGATGATATTTCTTAGATGTTGGGGATATAAATTATCATCACCGTAGCTTTGGATGCCAAGATTACGTAAATAGCCCGTGTCAACACGCCTATTACTCTTCTTCTTTAATTCATTTACATTCATCGTTCCGTGAGGTTATTCTTTATTTCACCGTTTCTACGGCTTCTATAGTCTGCTTAGAGTCAACTACAGATTGAGCCTCTTTAATATGAGCATCCAATACTTTAGCTGTAACTTTCTTCCCGTTCAGTTTATAAGTCTTGAACGCATCTCTCACAATCTCAGAAGTAGCACCTTCCACTTCAAAGGCTTTCACCAATTCTGAAACCAAAGTTTCATCCAATGGTAAAGCAGGACTCATCCGTCTTTCAACCCTTTTCTCCCAATCGGAAGGCGTTGAAGCAAAAAAGACTATCCCTTTAGGATTTTCCGCAAGATACCTTTCTGCCGCTTCGTCAGTAAGATTGTTGTTGGTGTACATTTCACTACTTCCAAAGCCTACTTGGAGCAATACACCATTTTTCAATGCATAACTTGATTTTTCTTTCATTTTTCCATATCTTTTTAAGTACGAATACATTTCAATCACAGCGTCACGATAGCAATCACCACATGAGGTCTTGGTAAATGTCCTACCAAGAACTTCATGAAACATCAGTTCAATGTCTGATTTATCAGAAGAAGAAAGGGAGACCTTATCCCCCAATCTCTTCAACTTATCAACCATCTCCAAGACAAGCATATTCCCTCCTATGCTGCCGGTTCAGCCGTCAAAGTGTTGACAGCAGTCTTAGTTGCTTCATAACTCGTCTTGAACAAGAATAATGCAGATTTAGGCGTTTTCTGCTCTTCCAAGGTAACAGCCCATCCACCTTCAGTATCCTCGCTATACTTATCGTTGTCGATAGCTGTAGCTGTAAGCCCTTGGTAGTAACCATACACCTGAAAAGCGGCATCACCAGGGTTTCCTTCTTTCTGTAAACCCTTATATTTATTCTCCAACACCACAACATAGGTACCGTTAGCCAATCCGTCAATAACATCAGCGCATACATCCGGGTCGTTTGCCAATATCACAATCGCGACAGTATTGGTAAACGAACTACGATATGTGCCAGCCACTAATGAGGTCTTTGTACCCGTAAATGGATTTTTACCAGGAACAACAACCTTATAAGCCTTCTTCCCGGTTTTCATAGCCAGCGTTTCAATCACATTCTTTTTTGTAGAATTGAATACTGTGGCTGCAAAGTCCACATCCGCACGATTCATTATTACCCCTTCCTGCTCCAATCCTTGTACTACTGGATCATCACACGACGGAACAATATCTTTCTTTAAAATATCATCACATACTCCCATAGAATACCTCCTTTTGTCAATATGCTACTTGCACCAAGTTGTCCTCGCCAATCATAGAACCGAGTTTACCAGTAGAATAGATATAATTCTTACGGGGTTTTCTTTCAAACCAGATATCAAGGTCAGATATCGGGTTATCGCCTTCACAACCGTACATTAAATTGTCCGGAGAACATAGAACCGCACGGTGAGGAAGGTTCAGTTTCGTTTTATCGTTCTGATACGCTTGAATAAATCTATCCCAAATAGAACATTTTACGACCGTAACGCCGTCATACTCTCCTACTTCAAGGCCGTCAAAAATGACCGTCCAAGGCATAATAACCTTATATTTCTCCCTCACATCACGTGACAAAGAATCACATAATGATTTTGTAGCAAAAATTGCATGTCCGGACTTCTGGAAAATACGGCTATCCGCATCTTCAAGCATCGCGTCAAACACAGATGTAGCAGCCCCCAATTCTTTCATCTTGGACTTCTGCAAAGCATAAGATGTTTCAGAGTTGGCTGATATAACGGTATGCTGACCGGAATTCTCTGCACATATGGCAAACAGGCGTTTAAAGAAACCGTCACATGTCTTGAACAATTCTACATTCAATCCATCCGTAATTTGACCGGAACCGTCAATATTAGCGGCATCCTTGTCTCCAAACCAAGTGAAGCGCCATAACATTTTCATCATTGCTTCCGTCAGTTTTGGAAGGACAATCCCATCCATATATTCAGTAGAAGTAAGGTCCGCAATATTGGTACCCGTCTTCAAGCAGTACTTTGCAATAGTATTCTCCAAGTCCTCATAGCACATTTCCAACGGGACTTGCCAGTCACCAATTTCCCATACTTTCTGGGCGGCAGCGATAGCCACTTTTTGATATTCAGGGTCACATCCGGCGCCTGCGATACCTACATCCTCCATCTCACCGATGAAACCAACTTTCTTGCCATTGGTCACTTTAGGCATGAACGTCATAAAACGCTCCATATCCTCATTTTGAAAGACTGTCAGTTCAATCAAGTCTTTCAAATCTTTCACCGCCTGATTGTCTGGCGTCAATTTTGAAAAATCTAAAATAGGCATACTCAATTCTCCTTTCTTTACTTTTTAGCTCTCTTCTCCCTTTCCTCTCTCAATTTTCTTTGAATAGGTGTCTCCTCTGCACTTGCTTGTGTCTCAACAGTATTCTTGAAGGATTGGGTACGCAAAGAGACTCTATAGGTTGAACAATGTTTTGCTAGCCAATTCTCACCCCCTGCCATCTTTACAGCATTCAGTATCTTATTGTCCTCAACTGTACGGGCATTGGTTTTCAATGCCGCATTTTCCTCTTCAAGTTCTTCAATGCGCGCCTTTAAAGCTTCAATCTCCTCATCACCGTTTGTTTCTTCCGGGTCTTTGATTTCTGTAATCACTCCGTCTGTTACAATGATAGTCTTACCATCGGGCATAACATGCTCGCCATCGGGGGATGCCGCATCTCCCACTTGCGGTTCTCCTTCTTCACGTTCCACCGTCAGTGTATTACCTTCGGCATCTGTCAGTTCCATAGATACTACCGGAATGTCTTCTATCTTCTGGTAGCCACATTTCGCAAGCAGTCTGTCAATGATAGATTGCTTTACCGTTACTTGTTTTTCTTTGTTCATTTTCTCACTATTAAGTTTATAATCAGTTCCTTTTGCTGTAGTTGGTATAAGAACATCAGATATAAATCCAAGTTGTTTTGCAACCTCACCGCCAAACCATGCCTCCTTGTTCATCTGGACCTCCAAAATGGTCGATTCAACTCCTGTCCGTTCAACATATACAGCCATCATCTTATCCTTTTCCGCTTCCAGACTTGATTTGATGGATTCTATAGTTTCAAGGTCCAATAAATCATCATATCTTGCCAAATATGGTTTGTGGATGAGAAACTTTGCATGAGGATAAGCCTTTCTGCGTTCAAGTGGAGCAGAAAGCAAAATGATGGTAGCCATAGAAGCACATCGTCCAACAACGGTACAAGATATTTCCTTACCTGACGCACGTAATGCATCATAAATAGCATACCCCTCAACTGTATCACCGCCACACGAATGGATTTCAATGTCAATTTTAGGGTCAGCCGGGTCAAGCCATGAAAGGAAGTATTGGATATCCGGAAACGAAAGCCCCTCGTCACCGGTCAAATACCAATTTTCCATTTTATCCTTATCGGCTACAATGTCCTTGTTAATGTATAATTTAGCCATATCACATAATTGTTTGTAACAAAGGTAGAAAACATGATACGGCTTGAAGAAAATAAGAAGTCTATTCCACTGACACGCTTTGTCAGCAACTTTTTCAAAACAAAAAAAGGGCGGAATAATTCCGCCCCTAAATATCCACTTTACTTGAGAACTTATCTATTATCCGATAAATTGTCCTTTCCGCAATATTATACTCATCGGATAAATATTGCATGATATAAGTCTTTTTATGCCCCTCCTTTGACAGACGGACATACTCTTGATACACGGGAATATATTTCACATCCCCGACATCAAGCGAAGCGTCCCCCATCATTTGAAGAAGACTTTTATTCAATATCAATAGTTCATATGCTTTCATATACTACCAAGATTTTCAACGTACTTAACCCTATTAGCAACAGAGGTAAACTCTTCCACAGAAACCACCGGAGCAGGCGCCATCATCATACCTTTTGCAACAGCTTTGGCCAGCATGTCCTCTCCTAACGCCTGATTGGAAGAAGCTGTTACATTAATGGGAATACCTCCTCCTATCTGATTGAAAGCCGACAATAACGGAGCAAACATCGAGGTTGCAGCAGCCGTCATTACACTTTCACCGTTGGACAACATAGCAGGTATGGAATCGCTTGTACCGGAACCTGGCCCTTCAACTTTACCTCCTTGTGCAAATTTAGCACTTTTCACCGATTTCATAGCCTTTCCCATAACAGTAGTTACAGATGCCACTACAGTACCTATCGCAGCAAGCATGTCAATCCATGTTGCAGATGAGCGGGTAGCTGTTTCTACGGCTTTGGCAATGGCTACCCCTTGCGCAATAGAAACCTCCGCAATAGCCAGTATTTTCGCCAACTGAGCCATATTCTCGTTATCTCCTGCCGCTTGTTCCAACAAATCAGAAAGATTCCCTGCCAAGACAGAAAGGGATTCACCTTTATTTTGCTGCATCTCCACTTCCTTGTCAATGACCGCCTGCTTTGCATTCAAGTATTCTTGGTCTGCAGCAAGCTGCCTGGCCCGGAATTCGGCATCACTCTCCTCTCCCATCCGTCTCAAGCTGTCTTTCAGTTCAAGCTTCTGCTGTTCCTGCATACGAAGAAGCTCAAGTTCACTATCTCCATTCAATTTAGCTTCTGCCAATTCATTATCCAATCGAAGTTTGAGTGCATCAGCTTGTTTCTTTGCTGTATCATTCTCATGTTGAACGGACAAATCATAAATCTCTTTATTGTACTTCTCCGTAATAGCAAGCTTCATCTGTTCAGTAAGCTCTTTCTGACGGAGTTCTACGTCACGTTGGGCAACAAGTTGCTGCATCTTTAGTTGGTACTCCTGCTCACCTCCAGCTTTTACGGATTCAAGTTGCAGAGAGATTAGTTTCTGCCGGTTCTCCACCTCCTTCATCAGTTGTTCTTCCGATAATTGCTGTAATGCATCATTTTTTTGCTGTTCAAGTGCAATGATCTGCTGATTGAGTGCTTGGCGCATAGTTGCTGTAAGACCTATTTCAGTACGTAAACGGATACGTAAATCCTCTATCTGACGCTCATACACTCTCTTAGTCTCAATAAATTGTTTTTCTTGGGCATCCTTGACTATCTTCAAGGCTTCATCTTCTGCTTTTCGGATTTCCTCGCGCTCTTTTTCTTTGATGGCAGCCACTTTCTCTGCCACAGCTTTCTGCACTGTGACTATTTCTCCTCTAATCGTATTCTCCTGCTCAAGTAATTCCATAGTTTTAGAGAAATACTCCTTCTCCGCATTGTATTTTGCAGCTTCAAGTTCAGCCAACTTATCATTTGTCTCTGCATCATTTTCTGCCCATTCTGAACGCTTACGAAGAAGCTCAAACTCTCTCGTTGCCAAATCCACATTCCGCTTTGCCTGCTCCTCTTCAAGCTTATTAGCCTGCTTTACGAAAGCAAGTCTCTCCTCTGCCGTGAACTTCTCCTTGTCTTTCGCCTGCTGGCGCAAACGTGCGACCTCCAGCTGGTCTTTAGCATTCTGTACTTGGTCCGTTCGCGCTTGTTTTGCTATGGCTGCTTCTTCCTTAGCCAGTTTGATAGCCTCTCTATTGGCATCGTTAATGTCCCTGATATACTTTCCTATGCCAGGCAATTTTTCTGCCATCTTAGCTATCCATCCAATCATCTTTGCTCCAGACTCGACAACAGATAGAATACCTCCCGCCAATCGTTGAACTATGTTCAAAAGAAAATCAAGTGACCTTGATAATGGAGCAGTAATAATGTTCCAACGATTTGACGCTTCTTCACTGGAATTTATAGCTTTGGATACAAGCATTATCGCTGCAGCAATACTAGCAAGAATAGCAACTATCGGATTCGTCAGTAAAGCTAATAATTGCTTACTAAATCCTATAACAGCTGTTTTCCCAACATTAAAAGCTTGTTTCACTCCTCCAAGTTCTGTTTGCATTTTAATAATTGAATCAAGAAATGGGATATTTGATTGTGCAGCCTTTAAAATAGCAGCTTCATAGTTTCCTACATTCCGATAAAAACGCTGCGTTTCCTCCTCTGCTTCCTTTAACTCCTCGGTGATTGCATTAATATGATTCTGCAGTTCTTTACCTTTAGTACCTTCTCTTTCTTCTCTACTCAATGCGTCATATGCAGCGGTAGCATTGGAAAGTTCTGCTCGTAAAGCCACAAGGCTACCCTCTTGTTCCTTCTCTAATTTTAATTGATTCTGAACTTGCTTATTCAGCATCCGAATAGCATCATTATATTGCTGCGTTGCTATCTTCGTTTCAGACAATTTCAAATTATATTGTTCTCGACTAATCCGCCCAGCCTTCAAGTCATCCTTTAAAGTTTGCTCCCTTTTTCGGAGTACATCCAACTGTGAACGATACTCCGCTATTTTACGAATAGCATCATCATAACGTACTCTAATATTAAGAATCTTTTCTTCTACATTGCTATTTCCCATAACTACACCTCCAATTGTAACAATTTACATTCACATATTCCCGTATCTTCTGCCTTAATGGAAATAATGGCATAATATCTACCATATTGGGCCAAATAAATTGGAACAGTCATATCCAAGTCTCTCAACTCAATATCATTTATTTCTATCTTTTCTGTAATAACAATAGGCCTTCGTATGATAGATTGGTATGTTTGGTAATACATAGAAAGGAGTGTATTCCAATCAAGACCAGTAAATACCCCTTTCACACCATTATAAGCCAATAATCTTGGCTCAACTGAATTGTATTCCAAATTACCTTCCTCATCATATGAATATATTGGTATCTTGGCTACATCCGAGAATTGGTCACTGGCAGCAAACGGCAATTCTACAACATCTCTTTCACTTTCTATCGTTTCGTTTTCTACAAACAAATACCCATCATATTTCCCCACTACCGTATCATCCTCCTTCCATCTATAAAAATTCTTTTGAGAAAAATCATCAAGAGAATAGGCAATCGCATTAGGTTTATTATCTTTATATGTAGCAACCAGCCTACGGGTCCAATCCAACGCTTTCGCCTTATTAGACATAATTGTATCAAATGATACAAACACAAGGCCGTTACTTTCTGTGAACAAAGGGAAAGTACCTATGATTGCCGATATAGCTTTAATAAAATCAGACTGCTTTATATCTGGCAGATTAGGTATTATCCAATATCTACCACCCAATAATATTTCTTGCTCTATATTCGTTATCTTCAACGTGCCGCTAATAGAAACGACATCAGATGGCTTGCCTATATTCTGCAAAGCAAATTTCAGATGAGGAATAGAAGAATGTAGAGTAGAAAGCATCTCTGTTTGCCTATTCTCAAATTGAAACAAGACCTCATATACACCGTCACTTATAAAATTTACATTCAGTAATGGAATTGTAAGTACAGTACTTGTATCCAGTTCGCTACCGACTTCATTGAAGTTGTAATTATAAACTTCCAATGTAGCAGATAATGGAGCCACATTTGTATTTACTTTAACTTTAAAATTACCCGATATCTTAGGTACAGCATTTATGACTTTAGACCTATAGCCATTGTAATATCCTCCACTCACTCCGTTTCCTATTACTGCAAGGTTTCCATAAAACGAACCAACATTTCCCATATCGTTGAAGTATATGTTTGTCTTGCCAGCCCTATCCTCTGCAACGCCCTTTAAATCAACGGTTATAGCTTCGATTTCTGCATACTCTTCGCTTGGATTTTTTTCCAATAATGGAACAAACATGTTTTCCAATAAAGCCTCTTTGTCTTTTGGAAAAATAAAAGATATGCCGTTATCCTCTTCTATGTATTCCATGATTTGTTTTACAGACTGAACAGGATGATACCACACCATTGAATCTCCATTTCTGAAACCATAGTCAACCTTTGGATATACACGATCATTTTCTCCCCAATCTTTCCATTCAATATATTTCGGATAATATATACCTCCCACATATTCACCAGCATCCATATCTCTCAGGCTTTTTCCACTTTCAAGCATTGATGATAGTGCTGTTATATTTCCCCACGTCATGGCAATCTCAATCTTATCAGATATAGATATAAGTACAGCCTTAGCAGTTGGAATAACCTCTACCCCATTACGAAAATATCTTGCATCATGATATTTCCGAGGATAACCGGAGTCTGCAGATGGAAGCTCAGCATGCGATATGATACGTTGATTCCTTATTGTCTTAGGTAATTTGATTGTATAACTATTATTGCTCACAATCTTACTCAAGTCTGTAAAAATATTGCTCTTGAAATTAAGTGTAATCTTGGTATTATCGTCCAAGTCTACCAACTTACCATCAATAAATAGCATGTCATTTCTCATAAGCTTTGTACTCTTGTTTCTGGTAATATGATTGTTGCTACGAAATCCTGCAATACGGCTCTTGTCTTATTGAAGTTACCAACAGATACATTCACCGCCTTCCAGCTATCAACTCCATTCACATTTTTACCTGCATACATATCAACGATGGGTGACAACGCGAGTTGAAACAAGAAGTCAAACGTTTCAGAGTCCACTAAAGGAGCACACACCAACAATGTATTCTCTTCTGTTTTTCTCTGCTTACGTCCTGAACCTCCATGATAGCCATTAACATAGTTATAGTCTTGCATATTATTACGAATAAATTCACCATCATTGGCAATTTGTTTACTCTCATCACCACGTTTAAACAACCAATAGCAATAAAAGCCATGACGATTTATCCAACGTAAATAAATTCCATCCGTGCATTCATCAACTAAAAGCCTCACGTTTACAGCCATATTCGTCAATGCATGAAAAGTAAAATCAAATGTATTGTCGAACACGTTTGCCCCCACACTCGTTCCCGGCAATTTCAATACGACCTCATTGTTTGCATCAATTCCATTCAAAGTAATATTATACACCTTTCTTTCAGACAATGTAATAGCTGGTAAAGAAATGCTGTCAGCGGTCACACTCACATTAGCATTACCGGCCGTATACATTCCTACCGTAAACGGAAGGTTTTTAAACCACGTCAATATACGATTTCCATTATACCGTTCACCCACCTTCATTGCCCCCCAAATGATGAACGTATTGAATTGAAAACTTTCAGACATTGAACTGTCCGAATAAAAGTCAATATCTACAGAGAACACACGTCCTACCCCGCTATCTTTCGGAATCGTCTGTGAATAATCAATTTTCCAAAATTCTACAGTGTCAAATGTAGACTGCATGTAAAACGACACATCAAAAAAGCATGCATTATTAAACAGAGCCCTCTTCTCCTTGTATGAAATTTCAGAAACGATATCAGTCACCGTCACCTCCACGTAATCCCAAGCATGCCCGTAAATGTTTATCACTACCGGATTAAAACAGAAAGATATTTCATCCGGATATTCTATGGTTGTTTCCCCTATCTTATGAGTTCTCATTACTATGTAGATTTATATGTGTCACATCATCAACGAGTATACCAAACACACGGTCCATAATGTCCCGTATTGTTTGCTCCACGTCCGTTGTATATATATCCTCGTACGTACCAGAGTGATAAAGTGATGTGCCCTCTGTTGCTATCTTCCGGGCCACAAGGTATGCAAATGACCTTGGTCTCTCCACTTGGATACCCTTGTCTATCATCCATTGCTGAATAATCTTATAGAATCCTTTCGGTACTTTCCCCGAGGCACGTCCCACCTCCAGAACTCCGAACGCTTGACGACCATAAAGAGTACCATGATTATCATCCACGACAACGTGCAGGCTCTTGATAGTTTTGCCACTTGCACGCTGCCCAGCCCGTATATGATTTTCTATGATGCGCTGCCGAAGATTATCCAACTCCTCACACAATATCGCCTTTACCTCTTTCCTCCTATCTTCCATAACTAGCACATGGGCGCTCCTTGAACCTCTTTCAATTTCAATTCTATTACTATTCCGGTAACATTTACATCCAGCTTATCATAGAAAACGGAATAAGGTACCTCATCGCTCACCCACTCAAACAGCTCGCTCCTATTCAACTCACGGATAAACTGAACCGCATATCCTTTGCATCTCTCAATGACCTCCTCATTCTCCACCCCATCGAAATCAAATTTGGTCTTATCAGCAAATGCTATCATGCAGTTAGGAGAATCCCTTAGCTGTGTTCTTGATATGACGAATTTCCCGGATATAGGAAGCAAATTTATAATGGCCGGCAATGGCATCTTATCCAACCTGACATTGGCGGTCGCCCAGTTATCGAACAAATAGGTGACTCCTTCCAGCTTTTCTGCAACAGAAGCTATCTTCCTTTCTACACTTGTATTCATTGCTTATTCTGATATATTTCCCGTAATCGACGTTCATAGCGTATTTTCTCTGCATCCATGTCAAGGCATTTATATACCCTCACCCATGGAACACATTCTACCTGCTCATGGTCAGTTATCCCCATGCGGGTAGCATAGTAATCCACCAAGCCAAACAACCCGAACGAAAGTTTATCAACCCCAGCACGTCTTTCTTCCGGAGTCGGTGCCACGCTTGTAGTTTCAAAGAGCTTGGTAATACGTTCAACTTCCCTGGTTACCCATGTGGAGAATCCCAAAATATCCGCTGCTTCATACTTCTCTATCTTATCAATAGGCAAACCGAGGACAACACAACATGGAACCATTATACAGTCTATTACATTGCGTACGGATTGCAGTTCCATCAACTGACCTATGGTGAGGTCGTTCAGAGTCTCCGGAACTCTGACACCTGCGACAAAGTCCGGTTTAGGCAACTTTCCTATCTGCTCCAACAGTTCAGTAGCATTGCTCGCCACGTCACTCAATATCAAAAACTCTTTTACTGTCATATCTGTCCTAATTTTGCTTTTGGTCTTTTAGGCATCGGTTTTATACGAAAAAGCATTGCCATTATCAACATGTCGAGGTAATCCGGAGAATGTCCGAGTATATCTTTCATATTCTCCTTGCTGATTATCCCTTTCTTCCGGGTATCGGCATCTATATGGTCTTGCTTCAAGACGGACAATTCTTCCATTATGCGCTCTCTTTGCGCTTCCGTACATATAATTCTTATCTGCCGATTATTTATTAGCTCTGCAAGCTTAAATGCACATTCAGATTTCAGATTGTCGTACTCTGGATTAATCGGTCGGGTACCACCATGAAATTCTTTGATACCATTCAAATAACTTTCAAGGTAGCTTCCAAGTCCATCACTATCAACTACCATCATACTACGTGGAATCTTCCACTGTATCATCATGTTTTTAAGATCCGTCTCAATAGATTTACCCGTGCTATATTCCTGGTCTAACCGGATATAACACACATTACCCACCCAGTGCCCCCCGACAAAACGGTCGCGTCCTTTCATGGCAAGGTCAGCTGCTCCCGTCGATAATCCTATCGGTTTTACGTGCTCATTTGCGAATAGGTCACAAATAGCATCATAATCACAGAGTGCTGTCGGGTCGTTGTCATACTCCCAATTACCATAGTACAAGCGCTCCTTTGTCACTTTGTCCCTGGTATTGCGGAGCGTATCTATGTAATCCTCGGTAGCGTAGGGATTATCCTGCACCAATGCTTGAATAAAAGCGTATGGGGCTTCCAGCTTGCCTTCTTTCCACGGTTTGTAGAACTCACGATAAAGCCAGTTCTTCTTTGGATTGCAAGTGATAAGTATCTTCCCGGATATTCCATACACATCATTCAAGTGCCGTCCTATACGCGTCTTCAAAACCTCAAATGCGAGGTAGTGAACCTGCCCGGCTTCTTCAATCCATCCTCCAGTAAACTCCTTGGAGCCCAATCGCTCATACATCGGGTCTTTGACGGGATAATATGTCAAGTCAAGAAAGATGATTTCCGACCCATTCCCTAAAAGTATACCGTCATTGGTCTGCTTGTAGTCAGTGAATCGATGCCACTTTGCCACCTTGTCGAAAGTGACAGAGATAGACTCACGGCTATCTTTCAAATTATTTCGGCCAGCGAACCATCGAGTGCCCGGGAGATAGTAAGCACATTGCATAAGCCATTCACACCCAAGCCATGATTTTCCACCTCCACCAGCGCCACCATAACACAGAAACTTCGTAACATCGTCACGAAGGTAGTTATAGGCTAACCTCTGCTTTATATTGACCTTATATCCCATTACTTGACTTTCTCCGCATCTTCTGTATATGGTAGAAAATTAAATCCTTTGAACTCTTTTCCTGCATTCGTATGGTCCACCTCCTGCTTGTCAACAAGCCCTAACTTTCGGGCAATGATATTCGCATTGAAAGCTCCAACGCACGCTCCCTCAAACTGCTGCGTTTCGATGGTTTCCTCCACGCGTGCGATGACCTCCAAAAAATCTTCATCATTCTTATTTCTACATTCGGAACGAAAAGTGCTCCACCACTTGGAAGAAGCACCTACATAAATACAGAACCCGGTTAGGGAATACGGACGGGAAGTCGGGGAAACTTCTTGTTGTACTTGTTGCTCATTGACTGTCTCCACCTTCTTCCCTTTTTTCCTTTTTACCGGAACAGTCTTTTGAATGGCCTTTTTGGACAACCAGGGATTTTCATCACACCATTGGAAATACTCACATGCCGCCTCCCATAAGAGTTCTGGCGTGGAAAAGAGTTTATCCCTCCCATGCTTGCTCCTTAACATCCAAAATTTATTTCCCGTCGGTGCCGCCATATTATTTCTTCATTCTGATAATCTCTCCACAATGAGGACATGCAAGTTCAATATATTCAGTTCTTTCCTGCTCCAGACCTTCTTCAATACGTTCTGCCTTCTTCCTGAAAGATTCATTCTCTTGGCGATGCATTTCCTCACTGAATTCCTGTTTTGCCGCTTCTGATTGCGACTCTTCCGTGACATAATTGTTTGTCGGAATAAAATTCATGTCAAAACCGAGTAACTGGTCTATGGGTTCAAAAAAGAAGTCTTGCATATCTGCAGGTACATTCATTGTCCTAAGCTCACGTATCAGTTTCTCTTCATCCCATGACGCAAATTCTGATGTCTTATTATCTGCGATACGATACTGACGCGCCTTTTCCTCGTCCAAGTCCACAATGATGCACGGGACCTCTTTATATCCAAGATTCAAAAGGGCAAAATACCGTGTATGACCAACAATGATTTCAAAATTCTTATCCAACACAAGCGGCTGATTGAAACCATATTTCTTTATTGACTCTTCTACCGGCTTAACAGCCTTACTATTGTTCCGGGCATTATTCCAATACGGAATAATCCTATCTATTGCAATGCTCTGTATATCCATAGTTATAATTCCAATGAGTTTGTATGATGAACAATTTCTTTGATGGCTTTGCTGTATTCATAATTCCTGAACATCTTGGCAAAACCGGTAATATGCTTCAGCTTCACAAGCTCCAACGGCTCCATGCCAAGCTTTCTACAAATAACAGCATCCGACTCACCGTTTTTTATCATGTTATAAATGATGTTTGTCATGCCATCAACGGAATGCTTGCCACGGGCACGATTGTGACGGACCGTAGAAGCCATACGGTCGTTGATATCCTTGTCAATGACAACAATGGGAAGACGCCCACTATTGCGCTGGGCAATGTCCTTATACATGCGCGCGATAAGGTTACGATGAAACCCGTCGACAATAATATACTTTTGCTCCTCTTCACTCCAAATCGTAACAATTGGCTGTGTATATCCATCTTCACGAATGGAAGTATAAAGGAGCTGCATCTCCTGCTTTGCCACAGCGTTCGGATTATAGTTGTTCGCCTTCACCATATCCATCGGTACCCAGAGGACACGGTCCACCGGATTGGCCTTTTCAGGAGACAGAGAGAATAAAATCTGTCTTATCTCATTGAAGAAGTTTATTTTATCTGGCGCTTCATCAAGCATCCGGATGATTATTTCTTTTAGTTTTTCCATATTTATACTTTGATTTATGAACCAATAACCTATTATTCAACTTTGTCTGTTCAAAGTCCTCTGTGATGATACCACGGGCAAAGGCGCGATATATATCAACGCGATCGGAATCAGACCAGCCCGCAATCTTATCAACCACCGTATTTAGATTATTGGTAAAAATTACTTTATTCTTGCTCTCAGCTACGATATTGTCTATGAGATATTGCAGATATTCCGGCCAGTCCTTGAAACAGTTGGGATAGTTTCTTACCTCTTCAAAGGCATCCAACAGAAGATGGTTCGTTGTGCCAATATTGGGAATACGCATGTACATGGCATTATAAGCCTTCGGGTCAATCTCTTGCAAGTAAGGAATATTCTGATTACTGTTCTCATGGATAAGAGAAGATACCCTTGCAGAACGCAACGGTTCCTTTGAAAAGATATAGTTGTAGACCTTATTGTATTTCAACCGATTGGAGAAGATGTAATACCATATATCGCGATATGACCAATCATACAAAGGATATATAACAACACCATGGCTACAACGTTTTCCATATGTCATTCCTGGCAAGGTTTCCTTTCCCGTCAATCCAGCACGACGAGCTGGTGACTCTTCAATACGGACACCTCCCAAAGATATATACCCCCCTCCCAAGTGATGATATGCGATGGCATCAAACATATCCTTAAATCTGTCGACTCCATAGACGTTTTCCTTAAAAGAGACATCTTCTTTCTCACGCATCCACACTTTCCCTGGCTCCCAAGGGATAAACCAGTCACCACTGTTCGCATTCCATAACCGGAACGGAATTTGCACCCAAATAGGTTCCACCTCTGGCAATGACATAACATAACGCATATACTCAACAGTATATGTGTACTCACATTCCTGATCAAGAAATATAACCGGCAACTTTTGAATGCCCAATTCACTTGTCACTTCCAAAGTAAGGTGTAATAAGGCAGTACTATCCTTGCCTCCGGAGAAACAAACACCTAATCTGTCCCCCATAGAAAACAACTTCCTTATCCGGTCTTTTGCCGCTTCATATACATTCTGCTCTGAATACAATATCATACGTTCGTCACGATATAATAGTTATCAAACTCCCTTACTTCACAATGAGGAAATCTTTCCTCCAGCTCACTCCTTGAATGACTGTAATGTTCCAGATTACAGCCGGTACGTTTATAAGTTACCGGATGATAATTCTCCTTGTAGAACATGAGGAAAATATTCTTTCCTTCGGGAATATCCGTCAGTGCTTCAATATCAATGTAACTGGCCGAGCCGAACAAAGCTACAATGCTATTGAATGTTGCAAACTTTAAATTGAGCAACTCAAACGGAATACACAAATTATTATACTCCGGATGCTTCTTTCTGAAAACATCAAGCATCTTACTACTTGGGTCAATACCCCAATATTCATCCGGAGACACTTTCAGAATATCAAGGAGTAACCCCGTACCACATCCCACATCCAGAAAAATCCCTGAAACCTCAAAAAGCATTGAGGCAATCTTACGATTCTCCTCAATACTGGCTTTGTCTTTGAACAGAGAATCATAACTCTCTGCAACTGCATCATACTGATTTACTGCGTACATACTTTATTATTTTGATTTACAAAATAAAGATACCGAATAATCCACGAACGGACTATTCGGCATCAAAGAAGTTACTGACACGATTTGGCAGAAGATTTTGCTTTAGCCAGCAATACCTTAAATAAATCCCAACCTTCAATTTAACAATTACACCGTTAATGGTTAACAAGTACATTTACCAGCTAAACCATGTTATAAGATGGCTGAACAAAGGCTCATAATTTGCATAACTTCCACAAAACCTTACCTTTGCAATGTGTTTTTCATAGTATTAGATTAAGGTTAACAAAAAGATTGGCTGTCTGGGATAGATAGCCTTTTTTGTACATATTACAGGCTACATCTCAAAAGCAAGTTGTCTCCAATTTATCCGATTATTTGGAAGACTTTCATTACATATTGTACCAATAAATAAGATATTTTACTCCTACATTATCTTTAAAAATGTTTCCACCATTTGCTAAAGACAATATTTATTTCTACATTTGAATTTTAACTAATCAAACAATATCACTAAATGTAAGAATATGAAAAAGTTTTTATTTGCCATATTGGCATGCACAATTGCACTTGGCTTTACATCATGCAGAGAGAAAAAAGCAAAAGACAAGGTTAAGGATCGTGTAGAAAATGTAAAGGAATCTGTTGAAGACGCACTCGAAGAAGCACAAGAACAGATTGAGGAGGGAGCAGATGATGTGAGGAAAGCCCTGGATGAAGCCGGGGATGAAATTGAAAAAGCAAAAGAAAAACTGGAATAAGAGTTGTAAAAAAGGCCGTCCTAATTTTATACAGTAAAGATCCACCTAATTTAAAAACATTATGAAAAAGATTAATTTACTACTGCTTTTTCTCCTATTGGCCTGCACCTTGCCTGCCCAGGATGGCATTTCCATCTTTATTGGCAGAGCCAACCGCTACGCAGCCGTGGAACTTTCTGATTACAGAAAGCGCCTATGTCTGGAATACAATATTTCAAACCGTTCCTTGGACGATTACTACAGACGCTGTGGGAAGGACTGGGGGAATGTAGGAATTGCACTTGAAATAGCCAGGACTTCCGGGAAAAAAATGCGTGACGTCTGTGATTATTACAACCGGTATCAACGTTACGGATGGAACCGTATCCTTGTGGAAATCGGCATAAATCCGGGAAGTGTGTATTATACCCCTTTCTATGACAGAGTCCATCACCATAGTGACTGCTGGTATGAATATTATAATTCATACTGTGAACGCCATGACAAATTTCACCATAAGAAACATAAATACAAAAAGCCGAAGAGACACCACAAGAAGCACTATCGATATTACGATGATGATGACGATGATGATGATGATGACGATTGATTTGGCTTTGAAATCCAAGCATTGAAACACTAAAAAAGAGGGGATAAGCAT